TAGCATCCAAGTATGCTACACCATCTAGATATAGATCTTTAAACTCCGATCCACTAGAGCCTATATCAAATGCATCATCCGTAGATGGTGTAATATTAGTTGCTGCTATAGTAAGCTGTTGCCCCGGTCCTAGTTTAGTTATAGCACCACCCTCTGCTGATGTACCATCATGCGTATGCCCTGATGTGCTAAACGCAGTTACAATGGCATCAAACTCTCCATCAAGATCAGAAGCATTAATTATGTTGCCATCAGCAATGTTGTTAGCAGTATCGTTACGTGTATATCCTGTTCCCATTTTTAATTACCTTCTTGCATGTGTAGCATATTCCAGTGTCAATGCGTCAAGCGCATACGGAACATCTGTGTTATTGTCTGCTTCAAACTGTGCAGATACTGTATTTCCTGATCCTATCGTCTGTGCAGAAAATACTTTTTGTAATTTAGCTCCATAGGTAGCTTCACCAAATACAGCTATACCATAGAACTCAGAAGATCCACTAGCAGCATTTGTAAAAGTAACTGCTGGCATAACTACAGATCCACTTTCATCAAAGTCAAATTTTAAGTTTAGATCAAAATTAACTCTACCTTCAGGGTCTAAATAAAATTGTGCTTTATATATTGTCTTTCTAAGTCTTGGATCATTAATTGGATAGAACGGTGTAGCAAATGTTGTAGCTATATTGTTACCATCAAAGCTAGATGTGTCATTCTCCATTCTGTGTAAGAAACCTTCTTTACCTGAAAAGATAACAAACTCTGTAGTTCCTGAATAAACACTAGCACATGCTGTCACCTGTATACCTCTAGTTTCTGCAAAATCAATTACAGATTCTTCACCGGGCGATGCAAACTGTGTAAATATTATACCTTGTGAATTAGGTCTAGTAAAATTTACGTTCCATCCAAATAATCTGTACTGAGATTTATTACGTATAACTAAACTAAAAAAATCTGTGTGTAATTTTACAAAATTATTAAACGTGCCTTGTATCTTTTTAGTTATAGGTGCTAAACCAAAGTCACCTATACGTTCAGTAGCACTAAGAAGTCTTAGACCATCAGGAGCCATAAAGACAACATCACCACCTATTTCTTGTACACTGTCAGTCTGTATACATCCTATGTCACGTGTTATAGGTTGTAAGTTAAATGTTGCTAGTGCATCACCGTTTAATCTAAAAATAGATGAGTCCGTAAATACTATAAGCTGATCTCTAAAACTTTTTATAGCAACAATATCAGCATCTAATCCTATACTACCAGCACCGTTACCACTTTCAAAGTCTGTAGTAGTAAGAGGTGCACCAAAACTTAACACTCTACCTTTACCGTAAAATATGTGGTTCTTATGTGTAGCAACAACCTTTGCACCTATTACATCTGATGGTGCACTGTCTAGCACAGTAAATGTAGTGCCATTGTATAATGCAGGTGCATTTGTTCCATCTACTATTACAAGTGTTGTAGTTCCTGTAAAGTCTACTTCATCAAAGCGTGTATTAACTGCACCTTCTCTATCACTAGATATAAAAGTTATAGCTGCATTATCTGCTGGACTACTTGCTAGTTCAGGATGAATGGTTATGTTTACTTCTTTAGTTCCTGAATGAGAGTAAGATGAAACAGTGGTTTCAACTCTGTATACTTTATCTATACCTGCAATTGTAAATACATCACCTGCTTGTGGAAATGTATCAAATGCATCTGCTACTAATGTTGTGCCTGTCTGACTAGCACCATCAACTAATGGTGTGCCATAGTTAGGTTTATTTATTTTAGTGTATCCACTACCTGATGTTTCTACTAAATCAGCATTCATAGCAACAACGGCTTTGCCATTAAAATATGTCATACCATTTGCATAGTTAGCCGTAGTAACTGTAACAAATGTAACCACTGCACCATTAGCAGGGCTTGAATCTAAAGAGCTAGTAAGTGTTAGTGTAACCTCGTCTCTAGCGGCATTATAACTAACACCACCTGAAGCTACTGTGTATGTGCCAGACACACCATCTATTGTAAGTGTGTCACCAACAGCAGGTGTAGTGTGTATTGCTCTTAATGATAATGATGTGCCCGATTGAGATGCACCATTTACAACTGGATTACCGTATGGAGCTATGATAGCACTGTCAAACTTTTCATATCCCTGTATACGTTTGTAACCTCCATCAATAGACGGTTCATAGTTACGTAATATACGTGCAGAACCGGGTGCATTGATAGCCTGTTGCAGTGGGCTAAGATTAGTTATAAGCCCACCCTTAAACTCTATTCTAAAAGTCTCCCAAGCGTCAGGCATTATAGTGCATCCAAGCTAGATCCTGCTGTTGTTCTTGCAGACCCTAATCTACGTCCACCTGTACTTGCAGGTATCATATAAGATCTCATGTAATGGTATCTATTAATAAGCATAGAACGCATTGCCTTAATACCTTCATCTGCTCTCTCTTTTAGTAGAACTGCATCCTGTGTATTACCTCTAAACATCAAAGCGTAAAACATAGCTGCATCTACAACAACATGTCTAAACCTATCGGGTATTACCATTGTGTCATCGTGTGCAGATAGATCACTTTGAAATACATAGTAATCAAAAACTAATGTGTATGCCTGATCAGGTGGTTCTACTAAACCATACTTTAAATCAGGTCCATGAAAAACAAAACGTGGCAATGCACGTTGTTGACTTACTGCATATTCCTGATCTACATATTTTTCTAAATACTCATCATAAGTTATTATTGCTAGTTTTCTAGTGTCATTTCCTAATGTAGCATTCTCTTTAATCCTAAATGATTCAAAGTCAATTAACTTTGCATCTGTTGGAAATGCATAACGTGTAGTACCAGCAACTAATGTTTGTTCTTTTTCTGAATGATTAAAAGGCCACTCGTATTCACTCTCATTAATATAACGTATACCTGAGTTAACTGCATCTTTTGCGTGTGCATAAAAACCTGTAGCTGAAGCAAAGTTAGAGCTAGTAAGCTCCACCTCGTTCAGCCTTTTATTTATATCATTTACTAATGTTAAAAATGTTGTAGCCATAGTATATCCCTAAGTAGAAAGGGGCAGGTTTATCCCACCCCTTTCACATGTGTTACGCGAGTGTATCACGATCCACTTCATCTGCACCTACTGTGCCTATGTCATCAACATCTAGCAATAATGCAAAGACACGGATAACACCAGCCGTTGTAGTTCCAGTTTGTGCCTGAATCAATACGTCAAGCGTATCAGCAGTTGCACCAATAGTGATAGGGCCATTACCTGCACCCACACTGTAAGCACCTGCTGATGCAGCGTCGAAGTCAAAACCATCAACGTATGCGTCAACGTCAACTCCTGTTACACCTAAGTCTAGTGCACAGTCAGTAGAAGTACCAGCATGAACTGTTGTTACTTCAAAACCAGCATCCAGAATCATAGTATTAGCAGGAACTGTGATTGCTTCAATAATATCAGCAGCAGCTAATGCTGTACCTTTAGCGGTAGCAGCAGCACCGAAGTCGATACTATTTTGCACAAGATAAGGGGTTCTTCCTCTAGGGCTGTTGCCTCTAGCTGACGAAGATAATGTTGTAACTGTAGCCATTATTCAGTCTCCCTTATACTAAGTTATACAGAGCAGTAGAGATTGCCTCTGGTCGAAGAATCTTACGCCCATACAAATGCATTCCTCTGACAATATCAGCGAAGCTATCAGGATCACGATAGGTTTCTGTCTTGTTAATCTGTTCAGCAGTTGCCACAGCAGATGAATGTCCAGAAACAATTACACCGTAGTTGCTGGAGTTTGTACCACCAGTTGTTGATGGTCCTGTTCCTACAGCAGGAAGATTGTTAGACATGTACACCTTGAAACCGTGAAGATTATTCAAGATTAAACCATTCTGTAGTCCACTTCCACCAAAGTCACTATTTAGAAGACGAGAATCTTCATCTTTTAGTACTTCAATGAAAACTGGGTCAACAACAAGCCAACGGTTGTTAGTGTCAACATTTTGCTGATCCAAGAGTCTAGCCATACGTGCCACTATTTGTAGTGGGTTTGCATTACCAGAACCGGGAGTAGCAGAAGTTGCACCACCAGCACGTGCTTGTATGCCGATTGAGTTACTTGCAGAACCACCAAACTCGGAAGCATCAATCTTCATCGAGGATAGTAATTCATCAGAACCAGCCGTTGATACTGCTTTAGCACCATTGACTGTATCATTTGCAGTGTCAGCTACACTGTGTAGTGCAGACTGTTTGAAACCAGAAAGATAACCAAGTACGTCTTGGTCATACTGATCAGCTAGTCTGTAAGCTGCACGATCACTTGCAAGTTGCTGGAAGTTAATGTGCGAATGAGCTTCTTCAATGTCATCGACTTTAAATGCAAAGTAGTTTGCTTTGTCAATGGTCAGTGAGAACTCTTCGTCATCCAGATCTTGTGGAGTGATTGTAGTACCACGTGCATATGATTTAACAGTGATCTCTGGTTCTTTGATCACTTTAACGCTATCGCCCATGTTGGCGATCTCACCAAAGTAATCGCTATTAGTAATAGCTTCAGTTATTGAAGCCTTACGAAAAGCTACTTGTACCTGCTTAGAGTAGATAATTGGTGAAAAATTACCATTAGGCAGGTTGCCGTAGCCTGTTGCGGTTGAAAATGCCATTTTATTTTCTCCTTATACGACATCCCAATGCGTATCAAAACATATACGCTATGTTATCTACTTTAAGGGCCGATTACTAAAGAGGTAGTATATGTAAGGCCAACTACATATAGGCTCTTCTTATTCGGGTATCTTAGAAGTTTGGTGTAGTATCTGTGGGTAGTCTTTTGAAAAGGGCCACATTACTACTAATTATGCATAGTTATATGCACAATTATCTGTTTGTCAACACCTTTTATCGTGCTGAACCAGATACGTCATAAATAAACTTACCGTTACGTATAGCTTCCATTATGTCATCTGAATGCTTCTCATATTCTCTTGCAGACATACGTTGTACATCAGATTCTTTATATGAGTTGCCACTATCGTCACTGGCAGGTTTACTTCTTTTACCTTTAGTAGATACAGACTTTGCTGCATCCTTAGATGATGATTTTTTTGCAGTTATGTTTCTGTCTGCTTTATATAAGTCAATAGCTCTAGCAGCAGAACGTGCGTCATTGTCATTCTCATACAGAGCATTCTGTACCCACTGTGGTTGTTCTTCTGCCCATGTATGAAAGTCATCATCATTTCTTATCTCTTCAAAGTCAGGATGAAACTGCAACAACTCTGTTTCTGCACGTTGTTTATGCACCGATTGTTGCATATCATCTAGGGCTTTTACCTTCTCTTCTAGACTAGCCTGTTGTTCAGCAGCTTTCTTAATAGCTATTGTTTCTACTATACCTGCAACATCAGGATATTCTTTAGCCCATGTTTCTATATCTTCGTCAGACTTAGGAAGTTTTATCTGCTTCTTGGTTGACTGCTCTAGTTGTGCTTTAAGATTGTTAATCTCTGCTTTTAATTCGTCTGTTTGTTTTTGCTGATGCCTACGCAAATCAGAATATCTCTTCTTAAAAGTTCTTTCTTCTGCATTCTTAGGTTCTTCTTCTACTTCTTCTGATGAGGCATCTTGCTTTTGTCCTTCGATTAACTCTTGCAGTTCTTCCTCTTCCTGTTTTAACTTTTCTTCTCTTGAGTATGGCCTAGATATAAACGCTGTTTTCTGAGGTTCTACTTCTACTTGTGTTACGTCTGACATTTTATATTTCCTTTCGTTGGGGCTATGGTAGCCTTATTAGGGGCATAGGTAGCCAACACATGTAGTCTATTATCCTGAAGCTAGACTACTACGCTTCATCTTCTTTTGTTTTTGTTATTCTTCAGCTTCCTGTCCTTCTGATGTACCTTGTGTACCACCTCCTATACCTGAACCGGGAGCATCTACACCGCCAGTGCCTGTATCTCCACCAACAGGCCCAGCACCTGTATCGTCACCAGCGGTGGGATCTCCTATAGTTTCTCCAACAGGTGAAGGAGTAGGTGCGGTATCATCGTCAACACCTGTAATAGTTTCAATTTCGCTTGCAAATGATTTAGCTTCTTCTATATCCTGTGCTAAGTCTGGGTCCACAATTCCATAACCTAAGTTTTGTCTTTGCTCTTCAGTCATACTAATACCTAAAGCCTCTACTTGACCCAGTGTTTCAGTTGCCTCTGCTGACATAACATCACCATCTGAGTTAACGCTAAAATCTGGTGTGCTATAACCACCAACAGCATTTGGAGATGATCCCGGAGGTGCTTCACCTCTTGATATTGCTTCTGCATGTTGCAATGTCTGTGCATTAGTGACACCGTAAACTGGTTTAGTAGCAGCTATAGCAACTACATCATTATATGTTTGTGCCAAAGCAGTTCTAGCTTTTGCAACATCTGGAGCCAAAGCTAAATCGTAATCTTGTGCAATTGCTGATAATTCTTGTACAGATAAATCAGCTAGAGCTTTAGATAACTTCTGACCATATGTTGCATAATCTCTAGTGCCTTTAAAACCTTTTACACCCAACGCTGTCTTACCAAGTTTTCCTATCACACCTGCTGCTAAAGTTGGAGTAGGGTTACTTATCATATTGTCTATTACAGATGCATAGCCAAGCTCTAATTGACCCATCATAGGTCCAAGCACACTTTGTATACCTGTCTTTTGACCTGATATTGATTTTCCATAGTCAGCCATTTGGCCTATAGTCATTGAAAATGCATCTGGATTTGCAACTGCTCCTGCTATAGTGCCTTGTTGTGCCACATTACCTGAAGGATAACCACCAGTAGACTCTATGTCAGGGTCCATGCTAGACCTATCTTGTTTTAATGTACTTGTTTCTTCTGGTTTTTCAGGTTGTGCTCCTGCTTCTTGTTGTTGCTCTGGTGTTACTTCAGTGTATCCCGGTGGTGGCTGATATGATGGCACACCTCTAAAGAAAGGTATGAATAATTGATTACCCTGTGCATTTCTAAATTCTTTTACCTCATAACCAAACTGAGGTTGTCCTACAAGTTGCTCAAACCTACCTGAAACAGGAACATTAGCAAAATCACTTAGATCACCACCAGTTTGTAATTTAACTGGCATACCACCTTTAGCCATCTTCTGTAACATAGCTGATGTAGATTCTTCTGTCTTTCTTTGCTCTGCATTTTGTCTGTTTTCAGGGGTGTCCTCTATAAAACCTTGAGGTATGGGTGTTACAGGTACATCATTAAATACAGCTATTAAACGTGTGTCTGATGGATTGTCTGGATCAAAGTAACGCTTCTGAAATAATGCTTCGTTTGTAGATTCTACAACACCACCTACGTTCATCTTTTTGTCATCATCTTTCTCGTCAGTCATAGTGCCACCGACAATAATCAGATCAGATGGCTCAAAAGGTACATCTTCATCTAGCACAGCTTCGTCAGAGTTACCCATCTGACCCATATCTTCCATACGTTGCAATCCAGCTTTTGCCTCATCACGTAGCTTCATCAAAAATCTTAACCCTAGAAAGCGTGTAACGTCAGCAGGAAACACAAACTCTCCCGGACTTAGTTTCGCATCTATGTCATCTCTAACTTCTTCTTTAAGAGAACCAGTGGGTACATCATTTCCTGACACAGGATCTTTTGTACCACCCTCATCTTTTAGTCCACCTAAATCAAACATTTCCATTTGCTGTTGCATCGGCACTGTACCACCCTCATTAAATCTGAACTTACCCTGTAGCATTCCTATAGTTTCATCGTCTGCACCACCCATACCCGGTCTTTGCTCTAAAGATGCCTCTAAATTACCACTGGAGAACTCTTTACCTAAAGTTAATCCATACTTGCTTAAGCCACCTTGAACTTCTTCAAAGTCTTTTACTTTTACGCCAAATACACTAGCAGCAACTTCTGGCCTCATATAAAAACCATTACCAAAAGGAACAAGTAAATTAGCATTAAACAATGCACTTGCTGTACCGATATTAACTTCTTCTTCGACAAGATTACCTTCGTCGTTTAATGTTACTATTTTTCTAGGTGATATACCACCCTCAATAGATAAGTCACCTGACAGTTTTGGTTTAGATGGCAATGCACCACCTTTGTCAAATGCTAAATCACCACTCATTCTTTTGTGTAACATAATATCATACTCTCTTAATTCTGCATGTGTATCTGCGGAAGTCCACTTCTTACCACTATCTATCGCTCTTTTAACAGCTTCTTTTTCAGATACTATTTTACCGTCATATACTGTGGGTATTAATGTAGGTTTCCCATCATTTAAATTTTTGTCTTCAACTTGTATTGTAACAACAGTATTAAGGTAACCATCTTTATTTTTTCGTGTTTTACCTTCTTTAATGTTACTATAGTGATGATCTAGTATAGGATCATCAAGAACTGTAGTGCCACCAAACATATCCATTTTTTGTCTGACAGTAGGAGGTAATGATCTAACTAATTCTGTAACACCACCTTCAGAGTTTGGTTTGTTCCGTTGCATTTACATGATCCCTTAACCGTTTAATTCTACTGTAGGCTGTAAGAGCACCCTGCGCTCTGTGTATTGCTACCATGTCATTTGACTGTTCTAA